AGTGAAATTAAAAACCAAGATGTGTTACTATATGGATATTTTCAAAGTTATAAATATTTTCAAAATGAATTTAATACGATTTGTAAATTAATAAATTTGGCAGAAATGAAAAATAATCTTTTACAAAATAGATCTGAATATGTGTATACATCCGGGTTTTTATATCATACCGTAAGTATGCATTTTAGATTAGGAGATTATAAAAAAGTTCAAGAGTATCATCCATTAATGACCTATGAATATTATGAAAAAGCATTAGAGCACATTATTCTAAAATATGAATTAAAACAAGGTACATTAACACAAAATAAAAAAACAATGAATGTTCTATATTTTTGTGAAGAAGAAGATATTGAAGAAGTATTAGAAACTGTTAATCGTATGAAAGAAAACTTTTCTACCATAAATTTTGTCCGTTGTTCTAATGAGTTGCAAGACTGGGAACAAATGTTATTGATGAGTCTTTGTAAAAACAATATTATTGCAAATAGTTCTTTTAGTTGGTGGGGTGCTTATTTTAATTTGAATCCAGATAAAATTGTTTGTTATCCTTCCAAATGGTTTGGTCCTTCTCTTGATCATGATACAAAAGATATTTGTCCAAATGAATGGATTAAAATTGACTAAAAGAAAAAAAGGAAAAAAAGAAATTTATTTGCTTTTATTATTTGTATTCTTTATATTTTTCTAATAAATTATTCACTAATTTATGATTTCCTTTTGAATTATAAAATGAATCATTGTGTATTCTATGTAAAACTAATATTTCAGAACAATTATATATTTTTTTATTCATTTTTCTAATACGTAACCATAAATCATAATCATCTAATACGACTTCATTCCAATAACATAATTCTTTTCTTATGATAGAACTAGAATTAATAATTGGATTCACAAGGCTAAAATCATATTCACTAATATCTCCAACGGGAATTTCAGGAATGATTCCAGGAGTTTTTCCGAACCATATACATTTACTTCCTATGAGATCATATTTATGCAAAAATTCTGACTGAACAAATAATTTATTACGATTCCAAATATCATCTACATCTAAAAGAGCAATGTAATCGTAGGAACAAAACTTAATTAATTCGTTCAAAGTAGCAGATTTTCCTTGTAAATGATGAAGATCAAAGACTCTTATTTTACCTTTACTACATTTTGTTTCATATGTTTTCGCTATTTTATAAGTTTCAGAATTTTTTGGATATCCGTTAATACCTATTAATAATTCCCAATCAGTAAAAAATTGATTTATCACAGAGTTTACCGATTCATCTATAAATTCTATTCCATTGTATATTGGAATTAAAATACTTATCATATATAAATTATTTTCTATTATTTTATTTATATATGAATAATTCTAATGTATTTTTCTCCTTAATTTTATCTATTATTATACAACTATTATTAGGTATCGTAGAATTGTTTACCTTATTTATTAAAGTTCCTAGTACTTTTTTTCTAATAAAACAACTGCTAATATTAGAAGTTATAGTACAATTTATTGAAGGGTTTTTTTATTTAACATGGTTATATCATTTTAAGAAAATTACAAATATAACACCTAAAAGATATATGGATTGGGTTTTAACTACTCCAACCATGTTAGTAACTTTAATTTTTTATTTAATATTTTTAGGTTTTAGAGAGAAAAATATATCTAGTTATCATTTAGAATTTTTTGATTTATTTTATGAAAATTTCACTACGATAACTTATATTTTATTACTTAACTGGTTGATGCTTTTATTTGGATATTTAAGTGAAATTAATTTAATTCCAACACTATTAGGTATATCATTCGGATTTATTCCATTTTTTATTTATTATTATATTATTTATACCAAATATGCTATATTAAGTACGAATGGTTTTAAAATATTTTTGTATTTTTTATTTTTTTGGTCCTTATATGGTGTTGCAGCTATTTTTCCTTATGATATCAAAAATACTTTTTATAACATATTAGATTTATTTTCAAAAAACTTTTTTGGTATTTTTTTAGTTTACATTATACTTACCAACAATTATTAGAAATATATTTATCTTTGAATATTTATCCTTGAATATAAATATTTGCGTATTATATGAAAATGAAAAAAACTAGAAAACTAAGAAAAATAAAAAAAACAATTAAAAAAAGACAAAAGGGTAAATCAAAAAAATCAAAAAAATCAAAAAAACAAAGAAACGGGACAAAACAAAAAGCAGGTACAATGTTAGGAATCGGAAAAGATGGTTGTATCATAGATTCTTTTTCCTCTAGCAAATATTCAAAAGAAAATGGTTATGTTACCAAAATTTTTGATAAAAAAATAACGATCAATAAAAATTTGAATGATAAACTAGCTGAAATGGATCCTGAAAATAAAAGATTTAATCGTTATTATTTTTCTTCCGATTCTTCTAATGATTTTTGTAACGACTGTAATAAAAATCTTATGATTCATAATCCAGATTATATTTCTTGTCTAGACAAAGGATTAGAGTTAGATGAAAATAATTATGTTTTTCAAAAATATCTTATTCCATTAGATCCAGAGAGAATGACAAAAAAACAATATAGATATTTACGAGAGTCATTGCAAATACTACATAATAATGATATTTCACATGGAGATTTACCAAATAATGTCATGCTTGATCCTTATGATATGCTTCCGCGTATTATTGATTGGGAAGAAGCGAAGTTTCCTGCTGACACATTAGATAAAAAAATAGATTTCAATGCATTTTTATATCATTTCAAAGTAAGTAAAAATTAGCTATAGTATCATGCTATTTTTTCTAATTCTTTTTGTATATCATGATAATCATTTAATCTTGGTATTGTTGTAAAAATTTTAATTTTTGGATTAATAACAATCTTTCCATAGTTATTTACCTTTTCACAAAAAGAATGATGTTCACATATAGAGTCATCCCAATTTACATTATTATATACATCTGTTTTAATTAGTGACAATGATCCAAAACACGATTTTACATATACTACATTATTATCATCAAATAAAAATTTATCTTCTATATTTATATTCATATGTTTTCTATGACTTGTACATATTTTACAACTTTTAAATAAACATCTGTTATCATTTTCTTTATAAGAAATATTATCATTAGAAATCAAAGCAAAACTATCATAATAATGTATAGATTTATCATTGTTTGAATAAACATCCCAACATATACAAAAACATGATGCCATTACGGTTTCATCATTTATTGTTTGTATTAGTTTTTCTATTGTATTAGGTAAAAAAACAACATCACAATCAAATAACAATACATAATCACTATCTAATTTTCCATGAAATTCTTTCAATTTATTGCGAATGGTTGCCATGTGTTTTCCTCTTTCCATATTAATTCCTTCTTTCATATTATTGTTTTCTATATCTTCTAATAAATATCTACAGTTCCTACCTATAGCAAAACTTTCTATAGCTTCTTTAGTTTGATCTATTGAGTTATTTTCATATATAAAAAATTCAAAATTATAGTTTTTGTAGCTATTTCCTATATCATAAAACAATTTTTCTAGATAAATCATATATTTTTCTCCGTTTCTTATGGCTAAACAAATACTAATTTTCATTATATAAATAGATAAATATAAAAGACTGAAATAATTTACATAATCTAAAAAAATAATATAATAAAATAAAAATTATAATAATATACGTTGAAACATAAACCAATTGTCATATTTTTGATTATTTTCTTTAACCAAAGAAAAATGATTTTGTTGAGAGAAAATACAATCTAATAAAATAATTTGATCATCTTTTACTAGATAATTATTTTCTAAATATAACTTTAATTTTTCATTATATGTAATTGCCCACCAATCAACTTTCCCTTTATGAATAATAAAAAACCCCCCAGCTACTGTATTTTGTTCTGGTGGAATAGGTTTTATAGGAAGGCCTTTGGGATTTTTTTGATTAACCAAATGATATAAATAATTCATAGATTGATCGTGATTATTAATACAACCATAATAAATTTTTTCTTTATTCATGGATAAAATAGTGGAAGAATTTGGCCACGCAGATAAATATTGCGTTGAAAGATCATTCTGTCTATTACGAAAATATCCAATATCACACCAACCATAAAATTCAGTATCAAAATATTTTTTATTTGCAGTTTCATTTACAAACCATACTTTTTCATTCCATAACATGTTTATTTGCCAATCTGTATTAAATTTAGACTTTTCATTCAAAAAAATATTGTTTTTATGATTTCTTATCCAGTGATCTTTGTACCTATAATTATAAAATTCGTCAAAGGGTTTCAGAATAATTTTTATTTTAGGATTTTCTCTCGTATCAATATATTTAAGACTTTTTTCATCAGTATAAATAACTAAATTGAAATTATTTACAATAGAAATAAAATGATCCATCCATTTGATGTATATATTCGGATTAAATTTTGATTTCATAATGTAAAAACAACTTGAAAATGTTATCATAGTAGACATTATACTTATAAAATAAAATAGTAAATATATTTTATATTATTATTGGTTTGAATACTTTTATTTATAATTTTATTTATAAAATGAATATATAAAAACAAGCAAATAAAATACTATATAATAAAATAAATAATGACAATGGATCAAGATTTTATACTACTAATTATGAACTGTAAGAAATATGTAAATAAAGCGCTGGCTCAAAAAAATACATGGTTGCAGAATCTACCTGACAAGATAAAATATTACCATGTCATAGGTGATGAAGAACTTAATGAACCTTTTATATTTGATGATGAAAATCATATATTATGGTTAAAAGTAGCAGATGATTATAATTCTTTACCTAAAAAAGTAATTTCAGCTTATCAAGCGACAAATCAAACGTTTCAATTTAAATATATTTTTAAAACAGACGACGATCAAATGCTAATAAAAGCGAATTTTTTTGATACGATAATTAATTTAATAAGTAATAAAACTCCGATCGTGCATTATGGAGGATATATTGTAGATGTTCCATTTTCCTATTTATCTCAATATTGTAAAGTGCATCCAGAATTACCAACCTATTTACCTGTATTAAAAACAAAATATTGTAATGGAAGATTTTATTTTCTCTCTTCAGAAGCTATTTTAGATTTAATTTCAAAGAGAGAAAAAATAAGGGAAGAATATTTGGAAGACTATGCCATTGGTTATTATTTATCAGAATTTTACAAAGAAAATATGTTGAATATTTCTACCGATAAGATTTTCAAAGATATGTAAAATTATTATAAAGAAAATAGATTCATAGATGGTTTTCCCTGGTTTTTCAAATAGGCTGCCTGTTGTGCTTTTATAAATTCTACTTTATCCAAATCTGTCATAGCTCTTGTATAGTTTGTGGCACGTTTTTCTATGTCACTATAATCTGGTCTTTGGACAACAGTAAGTGGAATAATTAAGTACCAATTATGTTTTTCTTGAATATGAAACCAATATTTATCTAAAGCATAAAATTTATGTTCATCAGGATTTTTCATAAGTTTTTCAATTCCTTTTCTGTAATTATGAATCATCGTATCAAAATAATGGTTTCTAACTAAATATCCAGTTGTCGTTTGACATCGTGTTACTTTTACACAAGTATCATCTATTTCTGTAAAAGGAGGCATGTTATTTCCTGCGATTAAAGCGACATCAAAGGATGATTCTAATTCATGCGTTTCTAGAAATTTATTGAATTGATTCACAAATAAATCTGGGTTTAAAAATTTAATGTCATCTTCTACGATCAATATATGATCCCAGTTATTTTCTTTGGCAGTTTCCATAATTTTTAAATGACTCATACTGCAACCCAAAGCACCATTTGTCAATTTGATGGCTTTGAATCTTTGTGCGGTTATTCCAATTGCAGCTAATTGTGTTTCTACATGTTTTTTTCGGTCAGGTCTACTATCTAAATTGATGTAAAAAGCGTGTTTAATATCTGAAATATTTTTCATTTAAATTTATAATGTTTTTTTATTTAAATTTAAATTAATTTACAAATTATTTTTTTAATTCTTAATTATTTTACAAAATACTTTATTAAATTCTTTCATAAATAGTTTCTAATTTTTGTGAATTTATTAATTTTTGTCTTACGTATTCTTCAGAACAAGACATTAAAACCGATATTTCTTTATTTGTTCTAATTTTATTAAATTCATAATCATATTTCAATTGATATACACGTTTTGTAAATGGATCAAAATTATTTATAATATTCCATATTTCATACATTTTAGAATCATAATAATTAGTATTTATTCCTTCACTAGATTCGTCTCCTTTTTTCTTTAAAAAAGAAAGTTTATTATCATAATTAGAGTCTATCATTTTAACATGTAATAATCTATTGTAATTATTTATTTCGTGTGAAGTGAAATTTGTCTTACTTTTTTTACGATAACTTTTTGGAAGAATACTTAAAGAAAAACGATCTGTAATTGCATCATTCAGGCTTGCTGATATGTAGATCATTGAATAATTAATAAACGGAATTTTTCCATTATACTTTACAATTGATTTATAAAGAGCATATTTAGTGTATAAAAATAATTCTGCATTTTGTATATCTCTACACTTGTAAATATGTTTTTGTTTAAATTCAACTGCTTTTTTAACCGCCCAATTTTCATAAGAATGATACATAATTTTGTTAATTTTCTCTCTTTGATGTGAAGTTGTTGAAGGATTTTTTATTAATGAAATAATAATTTTATAGTTTTCATTCGTTAAATACAAACTAGTTATAAATTTATGGAATATTAATAAACATGATAAAAAATATCTTGATATTTGCATTTGATTACTATATTTATATGTAAATTGATTTTAATATCTTTTTAATAATACTTTAATTTACTTTACTACTTAGTGAGTCCCTTTTGTTTATTTTTCTTTGACCTTTTATTCTTTTTACTCATTCTAAATTTTCTACTTTTTCTTTTACCACCAATTGTTTTCTCTTCCTTATCAGGTTCTTTTAATTCTTCCTTTTCCTTTTCTAATTCAGCTTCTTTCTCTTCTTTTTCTTCTTTTAACTCTTCCTTTTCCTTTTCTAATTCAGCTTCTTTCTTTAATTCTTTTTGTTCCTCTTTTTCTTCTTTTAACTCTTCCTTTTCCTTTTCTAATTCCGCTTCTTTCTTTAATTCTTTTTGTTCCTCTTTTTCTTCTTTTAACTCTTCCTTCTCCTTCTCTAATTCAGCTTCTTTTAACTCTTCTTTCTCCTTCTCTAATTCCAATTCTTTTTGTTCCTGTATTTCTTCCTTCTCCTTCTCTAATTCAGTTTCTTTCTCTAATTCCTTCTCTTCTTTTAACTCTTCCTTTTCCTTCTCTAATTCCAATTCTTTTTGTTCCTGTATTTCTTCCTTCTCCTTCTCTAATTCCTTCTCTTCTTTTAACTCTTCCTTCTCCTTCTCTAATTCAGCTTCTGATTCTGATTCTGATTCCTCATCTGAATCTGGAATTTTTTCAGCAGCTTCTTTCACGGATTCAAATTCATCTTGTTTATCTTCATTACTAGTAGAATTAGTAGTAGAATCAGTAGTGGAATTAGATAATTTTGCTTGTTGCTGTGATAATTTATCTGATATATTATCAGATATTTTGTCTGATAAATAGTCTACCATAACATCCAAAGATTTAACTAAATCAGCATCACTTATGTTACCATTTTTCTTTTTCTTAGTATCATTTTTATCATCATCTGAGTCATCCTTACCAGCAAATGTATCATAGACACTTGATGCAATGTTTAAAATAGGAATATTACTTATAATTTGTTTCGTAATTTTATGTTTATAAACACTTTTGATATTGCTTGCCATTTTTTTTTTATTTTCTGGTGTAAACACCTTTTTTTTCATTGATCCAACCTTTTCTTTCATTGTTTTTTTATTTGTTGTAGTATTTGCATCTTCATAAAGCTTATCATTATTATCAAGTTGTTCAATTAATTCATTTTCAATAGATTCTTCTGTCAAATCTTGATTATTAACTTCATCAATCGCTTTTTTTTCATCTTCAGCAGATAAATGTCTTGACTTAATTTCTTCAATTGCTTCTTTTTTTACTTCTTCTAGTAAATTTTCTGTCTTAAGTTCGTCAATAATTTCATCTTTAATTTCATCTTTATCTTTATTTGTAAGTTGGTCATCTTTATATTCACCTTTAGAAAGATCATTTTCTTCTTTTTTCACTTCTTCATCTCCACCCTTATATTTTTTATGTTTAAAACGTTTAAGAGATTTGTTTGCTAGATTTATTTTTTTTTTACCTCTAAATGTTTTGCTTTTAGTAGAAGTCTTACCTTTTTGATACTTTCTTTTTTTGACTGATTGTTTATTCTTATGATATAATTTTGATATTTTACCTTTAGTCAATTTCATTTCTATATAAATAAAATGATATTTTTATTTATAGAGTTATATTAATGAGTGAAAATATTCAATCAATAAACATATCTTCACAGAATATTGCAGGAAAATGTGATGTAAAGTGTTCATACATTTTTAAATATCCGGATACTAATTTAACAGCTAAAAATAATGGGTCCATGATTAGTTTAACGTGTGATAATACAAATGTCTCACCTGTAACATATAATTCTGAAAAATTCAATGTTTCCAATATATTAATTATCGCACCATCCATTCATATTTTTAATAATGAAACTGCCAATGCAGAAATATTAGTTGAACATGAGCCAGTAAAAGGAGGACCTAAATTATATGTTTGTATTCCTATAACTGAATCATCTAATACTACAACAGCAACGAGTTTGATAACTCAAATTATTAATTATGTTGCATCCAATGCTCCAAGAGACGGAGAAAGTACAAATATTAATATATCTGATTTTACATTGGATTCTATTATTCCTAAAAAACCATTTTTTTCTTATACTGGTACTGATTTAAATAATTCTACTTCTGATTTTATTGTATTTGGAATAATTGAAGCGATTCCATTAAGTAGTGATACCTTAACATCGTTAAAACAAATTATAGAACCATTTCCAATCAAAACTCCAGGAAATTTACTTTTTTTTAATTCTTCTGGACCTTCTAATGGAGCTGACCTAGGCGATGGAATTTATATCTCTTGTAATCCAACCGGATCTTCTGAAAAAAAAATAGATATTAATTATGAAAAAAATAGCACCAATTATAATTTAGGAAATTTATTGAAAAACCCTATTATTATCTTTATTCTTCAAGTAATACTAGGTTGTATTCTTTTTTTAGGAATATTTATGATACTTAATTATGCATTTACAAAGGCTTTGGAATATCCTATTAAAATACCTAAAATAAGTTAACAAATAAGTTAACCAACATATTCCATTTAGTTAGATGAATTTATAGGTGACGCATCATGTAAATTTTCTAATAATGGGTTATAGGATGGTTTTGACATAGACGTACCTGGTTTCATGATAGGTGCCATTTTTTTGATCACTTCTTGTTCTAAAGTATAAGGAAATTGGTTAAAAGCAGTAAATTGGGATGACTTATTACTTTCACATGGCGCATTTTTTTTAGACTCTTCAATAGTCATCGTTCCATTATTTTTAGAAGCAGATGAGCGTCTAATTAAATCAAATGCAACAAATAATCCTAGAATGGCTAAAACTGGATGATGATGCATAAACATGTAAATCACAATAATAAAGAGGACTATCTTTCCTACTAAAGAATCTATCATACTTGCTACAGGTTCAGGAGTTTTGTATCCCATAATTAAATAGATAACAAATAAAATGGTTAATATTAGTTCTCCAAGTTTTTCTTTTTTAAATAAACCAAAAGTTTTCATATATCATATTAATAGATTTTTATTTTATTCTATTTTTACATCTTTTAACACTGAAACAAAAATCCATATTTTATTGAAAACAAAATAGAAAAAATTGATTATAAATAGTGATCTAGAAATAAAGAACATAAACAAAATTTACTAAATAATAGTAATAATAAACCATGACAACTTTTGAAAAATTAAACACCTATTTAGGACAAAAAGGATATACCTTAGTTAAAAATGAATTAACCATTGAACAACAAAAACAAATCAGAAATGATTTAACCATTAAACCAAGTAATCATGGAATGCCTGGATTAACAAACCAAACTACATTTCCTGCTTATCGTGAATCTTTTAAAAAAATGTTTGTACCTCATTATTATGGTGTAGAAAAATTTGGACAACCAAAAAAAATAAGAATTACTCAAGGTGAAACCATTAATTTAGAATTTAAAGGAAAGCTTCGTGAAAATCAAGAGTTGGTTGTGAAAACATATTTGGATCATGTTTTACAAAATCCAGTAGGTGGAGGATTATTTGAATTACCATGTGCTTATGGGAAAACAGTGATTGCTATTAACATAATAGCAAAACTTAAAAAAAAAACATTTATTATTGTTCATAAAGAATTTTTAATGAATCAATGGATCGAGAGAATATCTCAGTTCTTACCAGAAGCAAGAATAGGTAAAATTCAAGGACAAATTATTGATATAGATGATAAAGATATTGTCATTGGAATGCTTCAAAGTCTATCCATGAAAGAATATCCTAGTTTTATTTTTGAAAGTTTTGGTTTGACAATCATTGATGAAGTTCATCATATTTCAAGTGAAGTATTTTCAAATTCTTTATTCAAATTAGTAACAAAATACATGTTAGGTTTATCAGCAACGATGGAGAGAAAAGACGGAACAACCAAAGTGTTTAAAATGTTTCTTGGGGAAGTGGTATTTAAAGGCAAGCGCGATGAAGAACATGATGTTATTGTTCGTGCGATTGAATACAAAGTAAATGATGATGAATTTAATGAAACTAAATTAGATTTCAGAGGAAAACCTGCCTATAGTTCAATGATTTCAAAATTGTGTGAATATAATAGACGCAGTGAATTTATTTTAAAAATTCTATGTGATATGCTTTTAGAAAATCCTTGTCAACAGATTATGATTTTAGCTCATAATAAGAATCTATTAAAATATTTATACGATGCAATTATTCATAGAAATATCACAACGACAGGATATTATCTTGGAGGAATGAAAGATACTGCATTAAAAGAAACGGAAAGTAAACAAATCGTTATTGCAACATACGCCATGGCTGCAGAAGCACTTGATATTAAAACACTTACCACATTAATCATGGCTACACCAAAAACAGATATTGAACAAAGTGTGGGTAGAATTCTAAGAGATAAGCATGCAAACCCAATTGTCGTGGATATAGTAGATAGTCATGATCTTTTTAAAAACCAATGGAGAAAACGCAAAACATTTTATAAAAGAGAAAATTATAAAATTATTTATACTACAAGCATGAAATATTCATTAGATTTTAGTAAATGGGAGACAGTTTATGAGCCCAAAAACAATAAAAATCATACGGATAAAAATAAAACAACTGCAAAAAAAACATCATCTTCTAAAAGTAATAGTTCTAATGATAAAAGTATTACGAATGATTCTGATTCTGAAGTAGAATATGATATAGATTTAGATGAAGATAAAGATAAACCTTTTGAAAAATGTTTGTTGAAATTTAAAAAATAATTATTACTAGGATGTAGGAACGGGTGTACAAGTATAAGTTACTTGATTTTGATCTATGATCATTGGCAATTTAGTAGCTGAGGAAACTGATGAAGAAGCAGCAGCAGCTCCTCCATACTTTGTATTTTCTCCATACTTTAGACCATTCTTTAATCCATACTTTACTCCTCTTCTATGCTTTAATCCACGATATTTTCTTGTAAACCTATTTTTTTTTCGTCGTGTTATTATTTTTTTAGATCTCTTATTACTTCTTTTAGAAAAACGAGACATTATAAAATTAGTATAGAATTTATTTTATACAATTATCGTGATATTTTTTAGTTAGTTTTAAAAATCCAGACCAGTGGTTCATTTTTGTTTACCACCAAAGTAGTTCCTGAACCTCCACCTTCATACTTTAGTCCATTTTTTATTCTATTTTTTAATTCATCCTTTAATCCATTCTTTCTTGTAAACCTATTTTTTTTTCGTCTTGTTATTACTTTTTTATATTTTCTATTCGTTTTTTTATTAATTCTTTTAAAAAAACGAGACATTATAAATTGACTATAGAATTTATTTTTAATTAATGTCCTCTACTTGGAAATCCTTTTCCTGTATAATGATTATAATTATCTACACAATTTGTGCAGTTTGAAAGAACTTTAATAGGAGGAGGATTTGCTAAAGCCAAGTCATTTGACTTTAATATTCCACCAACCGAATAACTTGGAGTGATAGGCTCGTTATTTTGATACTGTGCGTATCCTGGTGGGTAGCTAATATTTCCACCTCTTAAAACTCTACGATGACTTTTTCTAGGACGTTTTTTAGAACTACGATTTTTTTTTGTCTTCATAAGATTTTTTAAACTCATTACACGCTTAAAAAATGTATTCTTGATTCTTCTTTTCATGCGTCTTGTATTTTTTCCACCTTTCATCTTATACTTTCTAGATATTTTATTTATTTTCTTTTTAAAATGTTTTGCGCCACCTTTAAATAAACAAATACCAGGAACATATCCTTTTGCCGCATCAACATTATTTTTAGCTCCTGCTAAACCAGGCAATCCTGGAATTTGATTGGATCCAAATGTAGCAGGATTATTTGAATTATTTACATTTACATATTTTCCATTAATATTACTATTTGGTGTTATATTACCATAACCTAAATTAGAAGCCCCGGAACCAGACATATATATATATACGTTTAGAAAAGGTTCTACTAATATTTGTTTTTCTCCAAC